GCTGTCAGTTTTGCGTTTGTCATTGCCATTGCCCGGATAGGCTCTATGCCCACCATCGCGCCGATGCTCATTTTCGTCCGCAGATACTCTCGCCGGATTTCCGTCAGCCGCTCTGTGGTGTCTACATCGTGTTTGCAGTAGTAGATCATCTCCCGCAGCTCATCTTCTGTCCATGGCCGCTCCAGTGCGAAGTCTACGGTGCTTTCCTCCACTGACAGTCCCAGGTGGCCCTCAATGGCCTTGAGGCTCAAGCCGATCTGGCAATCGTCCCTGATGTCGATACTGTTGAATTTGAAAGTCACATCGCGGAGAAGCGGGTGTTGCCAGCCGTTGCCGTCATGCACCAGCCAGTCAGACAGGGCCTTGATTTGCTCAACCGTCAGGCCGATACAGATGGCTTTGACGATGAATTGGTCGTAATGTTTGCTGTTGAATCCACAGAAGACATCGTCCCGGCCTTGGCTGATGAAAGCGGTTAGTGCATCTGGATTGTTGTGGACTATCGTATATTCCCCGGAGGTCCTCTCCTTGAAAATGACCAGCCAGTCATGACTGCTCACCTCGCAATCGTATGTGTACCACGCCATGGTTAGCACCTCGCTCCGTACTCATATGGAGGCTCGTACACGTAGTTTCCGCAGCTTGGGCAGCGGTGGATAATCTGTCTGGTTTCTGGCACATAGTGCAGATGCATCCTGACTCCGCAGCACCTCCGCGCCTCACAGACCCACACAATCTCAATGCTGTCGCTGGCTGTGTTCGCCTTGATCGTCACGTTGTCAATACCTTTGGCGGCTGTTCTGTAGTGGCACAGGAAGGGATAGCTCACAGGATCCTGCATTCCCTCCCGATAGTCAGCCATGAGGTCGAAATAGTAGGGTTTGTTGGTCCCTGTCCCGCGATCTCTGGCGAGGAAGGACAGTTTTGTGATGTCCAGTGGGGTTGCTGATATGATGATGTCATCGTCTCTCATCTGAAGGTTCCTCCCGCTTTTTCCAGCTTCACGCTGCCATTCCTCAGAGCCTCTCTCAGGTCAGCCAGCGTCATGCCCATCTGCTGTGCTATGTAGGCCATCGCCTGGTCACGAGTCCCGATGCAGGGACAGCCTATGTAAGGATGCGAGGGGAGATACGGCATATACCGCCCGTCATCCAGCCGCCTCACGTTATAGGGGATAGTCATCGCCATGGTCTGTACGCTCCTTTCTAGGGTGCAGATTCGCCACGATGTTTGTGATGATTTCGGAGATCTCGTAATAGACACCGTTCGAGATCAATTTGACTTGCCACAGAGTATCCAACACGAGCTGAATGTCGCTGTAGATGTGGATGTGTTCCGGCTGTCCGTGCCAGCAAGTGTTCATCCAGTCATGGCCCCGGAAAGCTCTGTCTGCCATAGAGGCGAATCTCCAGCCAAGTTCCTTTTTGCCCTCCCGCCGGAATTGATCGCCGTAGAGGCTCAATTTGCGATACAGGATGTAGGACGGATCGTCCTTGCTCATGATGCTCTCCTCCTCTGTTCTGGCAGCGTCCCCGCCTACGCTGACCTTATATCCCTCGGTCACGATCCGGCTGCTCACGGATGTGACTGCATTTACCCTAAGGTGTGTTACTCTTCACGACTTCTCCATGCGTTCTGATTGCCGAGAAACTCTAACGGGACCCTTGGCATCTTTCTCCAGTAGCGAACCCCGTAGACGGGAATCGGATCCCCCTCGTCATCTTCTCTGTAGAACGCCCCAACGCTGATCCAGTAGTCCGGGTTTTTGATGATGCGGTGCAGCTTCTCTTCAGGGGTTTCGTCCGTGTAGTGCGATGGGTTTGTGAAGGGGATTCGCTCACCCTGCTCGTAATACACCGCGACACCGACAGCGCCGTAGGGCAGGGAATCAGTGGCGAACCGCTTGCCGATGTCCTGAACAATCAGATACTCATCACCGCTCACAGGCGGCTTCTTTTTATCGAAATCATGCCATTTCGTCATTCGATCTTTGCTCCAATCTTATGGTAGTGTTTGCACCGCTCTTTGAATGCCCTCTGACAGTATCTGATGTTGTCGATGTAGTCATACACGACAGGCTGCTGTTTGCCCTCAGATGTACGTGCTATGCGTCCGACAGCCTGGATAACTACTGCCTCATCCTTGACAGGAGAGGCCATGTAGAGCCTCTCTAATCGCGGGATATCCAAGCCCTCACGGCTCAGAGAGTACGTTGCGAAGAGGAACCGCTTCTTGCCAGACCGCATATCAGCCAAGGCAGCTTCTCTTTCCGCTTTTCCGGCTTTTGAGACCATCTTTCCTGAAATCATCACGGCTTGGCTCCGCAGCTCGTCCGGGAGAGAATCCATCAGCATCTGTAGCTGCTCCAGACGGTCAGACAGGATCAGCGATGGATGGGAGCCGTTGGCTATGATGTCATCCAGTATCAGGTCGTTGCGATCCTCATCTGCTGTCAGGTAGTTGACCAAGCGGGTGTAGTTGAGTGTGCCGTCCTCATTCAGGCATTCCTCTGAGATCGTGATGGGTGTCGGCCTGGGCTGGATGGTGACTTTCATGATTCTGTCAGCCACAGCCTCATCAGGCACTTCATACATTACAGGGCCTACCATCGCCATGGTGGATTTAATCAGCCCGTCAGAGCGATGCACCGTAGCAGTCAGGCCGAATTTGTGCCGTGCGCGTAGGTGACTCAGCACCTTGCCGAACATAGTGACAGCAGTTGGTGAGTTGCAAACTCTGTGGACCTCATCTGTAATCACCACATCCCAGCAGTCTCTGTACAAATCCAAATCCAGTTTGCACATCGTCTGGACTGTCGCGAAGGTGATGCCCTTCCCGATGTTGACTTTGCCCTCTGAGATCGTGCCGATGAGACTGCTGTCGATGTATCTCTCAGCGCGTTCTTTGGACTGGTTCAGCAGATCCTTCGTGTGGGTCAGCCACAGTGTAGGTCTTGCGAAAGCCTTCGCCAGGGCGATGCCCATCTGGGTTTTGCCAGAGCCAGCCGCGCTTTTGAGGATGCCGTACTTGGCTTGTGTCATGGCTGCTATAGCGTCTTGTTGGTAGTCATACAGCGGGACAGGAGAGCCTCCGAAGTCAACATACGGCTGTTCCGGGAAATCGGCTATGACCTTCGCACCCTTGATGTATGGGAGGATCCAGCCCAGCGTCCCGTAGGGGAGGACGAGCGTGTCCCCGCGCATCTCGTACAGGATCAGCGTCTGAGGCGTTTTGCCCGTCCACAGTCCCATCTGGAGCCGCCTCGCGTACTCTGGGTTCGGGAGCGTCAACTCTTTGTTTGCCCACTTCATCAACTCTGAGGACGGCTCCCGGATGTGGATTGCAGAGCCGATGGTTACATCCATGATTCGACCCTCCGTAACCAGTCCTTAAAGGCGGTGGTGTAATTATCGTGCATCAGCTCCGCATTGGAGAGGAACTTTGTACCGAGATTCTCCAGATTGAGAAGCCTGATGTAGGACAACATCCTGATGTCACCACCCGGCAAGCGGATCGCAAACCATGGCGTTTCGACAGCCCTTCGGTCAAACATCTCCATAGCCAGACGCTGGTTGTCCTCCACCCGGCTGAAGGGGAAGCCGGTCTGGGTGGTGATGACCTTGCAGTCAATCAGCGTGTGATATTTGCGCCTGACGGCTATGATGTCGGCTGGCTGCTGACCAGCGGCATTCGGCACGATGCGATGGACCCAGAAGCCGGAGCGGGAGAGCAACTCGCAGAACTGCCTCTCAAACATGGCTCCGACTCCGGCATTGCTGGTGCTGCCCATCTGACTCACTCCTTCTTCTTTTCGATGTACCACGTGCCGTATGAGACGCTGGTGACCGTCAACTCAGGTCTGCGCTCACACCATGCGGCAATTCTGGGATCAATCGTGCTGGCTCTGCGTCCCGCAATGACATCGTTCAGGACTCTGCACAGGACTTTCACGCCTACGATGCTCAGACCAGCTTCGCGGATCGCTGGCCCTGTTTTAAGGGCTAGATAGGCTTCTGCGATGTCATTCCACCATGCATTCATGCCTCATCCCACCCCTTCACATCCAGGGCCACAGCGACTGCGTCAGCCAGCCTCCTCGTCCCGATGCCCTCCAGCTTGGTGAAGTCCGTGACCACGGTTCCGTACTTGGGCAACTTCTTCTGGAGATCGTCCATGGGAATCTGCAATGTGTCGCGCAACTCCCTGACCAGACTGTCAATCTCCATTATGCGATCCTCGTACCAGTCAGCGGCCTCGTCACCCAGATAATCCCGTACCAGCCGCCAGAAATCGCTGTCTGTGCGGATGTCGTGCATCTCGCCGTCTGAAGTGCGAATCATGCTCACCCTCCTCACAGCTTGGTACAGACGAACAGGAGGATGTACCCGGCGAATGCCAGAAAGGTGAGCGTCAGGAAGCAGTCACGGCTCTCGTGCATCTTGGTTTCCATCTCAGTACTCCTCCTTGTCATATCCGATGCAGTGCTTCACACGCTGGATCGCTTCCTCGTAGCTGCCGCTCTCATGGAGCCTCCGAGCGATCATGAATGCCTTGGCACGGGACAGCTTCCGCAGAAATTCCAGAGAGGCTCTGCCCGTTCTGATGTACCAGACCAACGGATCCATATCGCGTTCGGCCTGATCGCAGCCGTGCTTGTCGCGTAGGCACTTTTCGATCACCCACAGCGTGGCCTCAGATGCGTTTGTCAGTCCGTACATCACTGTCCCTCCTTGTCCTCGTAGAGAATCGTGAATCTGCTGCCGATGACATCCGCTCTGTAGGTGCTGGGCTGTGTGTTCCACACCCATTCCAGGAAGTGCGCGTCCGTGAGTCGGCTGAGAAAGGGAATGAGCGATTCGCCGTCATGCGGCACAGGACAGGCATCCGCCTTGTAGATGGTCATGAGCCATTCCGGCTTCACGGAGTCATCTTCGTTTTCGCCCCTGATCAGCTCAATGCTGTGCTTGAACGGGTCAATGAATATGTCGAGCTTGTCCAGCGCGAGGAGGACTCTCAGATCCTCCATTGTCAGTCCCTTCGGCAACGTGATGCTGTCGAAATTGTACTGGTTTGCCATGGTATGGCCCTCCTACGATCTTGCTGTTGTGTCAGCCCTGATGGACGATGACTGGCGAGTACCCGTACATCATCCAGTGGATGAAAGCCAGCCTGGGGATCCGCACCCGGGTCCCGGTGATGCAGACTGGGAAGCCGAGCAATGCGGCATCCTCTTTCGCCTGGATGTTGATGGTGTAGGGAGCGCATCCCAGCACATCAGACACATCCTCAGGTGTGAGGAAGTCCTTCCTGCTGTCGCGCATTTGCTCCAGCGTCATTCTCGTCACCTTCTTTCTTGCTGGACTTCCCGGCTACCATCCCAGCTACAAAGAAAGCAAGGTTATGCTGATCTTCTTGCGGGAGGTCAGTCACTCTCTGCAACGCCTCGCAGATTCGAGCCTCTGTCATGGAATCACCCTTTCCGTCAAGCTGATTTGGAAATGTCAGTCGCTTGACTTGTCGATGTCATATTACCACATGAAAATGACATTGTCAAGCCATTTCGACAAAAATAATTGATCGATTTGACTTGACGATGTCATTTCGGCAGTGTATAATGATGAGGAAGGGAGGTGATACCTATGACAGAGCAGGAAAGGATCGCCATCGGCGAGAGGATCGAACTGTTCCGCAAGACCCACAATCCAAAGCTGTCGCAGACAGAATTCGGAGAGCCGATCAAGCTGTCTCGCAGCACCGTGAATAACATCGAGCGCGGAACCGTGTTGCACATCGAGCCGTATCTGAAGACCATCGAGCTGTACTACCACATCAATCCTGTATGGCTCACGACTGGCCAAGGAGATATGCTCATTCAGGAGAAGCGCGAAGACATGGTGGATCGCATCATGGTCAAGTCGGATGTATTCACGAGGACATGGATGAAGGTTCTCGTTGGACTCTCTGATGAGGACTGGCAGGAATTCATCCGGCAACTGGATGAGATCGAAAAAATAAGAGAGCAAGGGGTTTAACCCCTCGCTCTCTATTACCATCTACCTCCGCTATAGATGGTTGCAACGACTGCAAGAATCGTGCGCAATTGCTTGTCATCATCGATGCGATCCAGCAGCCATTCAATCTGCTCCCGGACGGTCATGGTGTCTTTGCGGTCTTCGTTCTCGTTCATCTTCTGATCCTCCTGCGTAATGTATCCGCAAAGGCGAACAGATGTTCGTCTGATCGTAGTATAACATATATTTTGGTTCTCTGCAAGAGATCAGCACAAAAATTTGTGTCTTGGCAGAAAAAGCTGCCAATGACCATGGAGGTAGAGATATGACAGTTAGGGAAATCGTCCGTCTCATCTGTGATGAGTCAGGTATGAATATCAGCAAGCTGGCTGACGCTGCGGGGATGAGCCGGGGAAATCTGTCCCGTGCGATATCGCGAGACCATGAAGAGGGCATGACCATGAAGGTCTGCACCTTCCTGAAGCTTCTCAGGTCGGCTGATGCCCAGTTGACCGTCATCACCCCGCGAGGGGATGAAATCTATGTCGATGATGACTATATTTCCTACGGGGAATAATCATTTCGTATAGGAACTATGTTCGTATAACTTTCCTATATAGAGGCCCTATATAAGAAAGTTATATAGAATATTATCTCATGGGAAATGAATATATCTCGTAAGACATATCGGAGGTGAGCCGTGGTGATCTGCAAGCGATGTCAATCAGAAATTCCTGATGATGCAAATTTGTGTTGTTACTGCGGAGCCAAACTCGTCAGGAAACGTAGCCCGAAAACGCGAGGTAACGGGGAAGGAACTGCTGTCCGGCGTGGACGAGGCTGGGAAGCTCGTGTTGTCATAGGCTATAAGATCCTTGATGACCACCCTGTCCCGATCCGCAAAACCAAAGGTGGATTCAGCACAAAACGTGCTGCACTTGAGTACTGTACAACCCTCCGGGAGCAGGGCCAAGGGGTGCAGCGTACGGCTCCCAGCCTTGCCCACTATTACGATCTGTACTCTAAGAACGAGCTACAGAGGCTCTCAGACAGCAAGCGGACGGCCTACAAGATCGCGTGGGGCAAACTGTCTATCCTGCACATGAGGCGCGTAGACACGCTCACAGTTGCTGATTTACGCACAACTGTAGCAGAGGCTTGCCCGTCATACTATCCAGCCAGAGACTGCAAGGTGTTACTCAATCACCTATTTGAACTGGCTGGTGCAGAGGGCTGGGTTTCCAAGGATCTGCCATCCTATATCGTCCTGCCGGACAAGGTTGAGAAAGAGCGTGAGGTTTTCAGCGAAGACGAACAGAAAGCCCTCTGGCAACTGTATGAGGCCGGAGACATGGATGCAGCCAAGCCGCTTGTAATGATCTGCACAGGCATGATGCCCGGAGAGATGCAAAATCTTCGTGTGGAGCATATCCATCTGGATCAGCAACTTATCATCGGCGTTGGCATGAAAACCAAGGTGAGGAAAGCCTCTCCGATCTATCTGCCGGAAGACATCATTCCTGTGATTGAGGACTTAATGGCCCATGCCCCGCAGTCCGGCTACATCTTCCCGCGCAACGAGACTGCCTGGTATGAGTCCTATTACGCCGCGCTGGAGAAAGCCGGATGCCGCCGTCTGGAGCCGTACTGCTGCCGTCACTCCACTGCCACCCGGCTGGCGATCACGGAGGGCATCGCGCCCCAGACGATACAGCGGATCATGCGCTGGAGCAGCACAAAAATGTTGGACCGTTATGCACACCCGGATACAGACAACATCATCGCCGCTGCGAACACTATCCGCAAGGCAGAATAACTTGACTTTTGTTGTTAGGTCCGTATAATGTAGCTGTAACACCTCCATCCTTTGTCCTGCCCCTGATCTGGCAACCGGGGGCATTTCTTTTTGCTGGCTATTGATGTCATATTGATGTCAAAACCTTCGGAAACCCGCATAAACACTACATCGTAGCAACCCCTGCTAAGGGAGTAGTGTCAGAAATGGCAGCCCGGGTTCAAATCCCGGCTTCTCCGCGCAAAACCCTGCATCTCACAAGATGTGGGGTTTTTCCTTGCCACATACCACTATATATTGTGGTGTAGCGAATCAAGCTATACAAGATGTATTACCAGAAATTACCACGCTATCGTCTATTATTTTGAAAAATATCCGTCTATTGATGTCAGCGTTGATGTCAAAGTTATGAAAATATAACAAATGGTTTGGGTAACAAAAAGGACTCCCTTTTCAGGGAATCCATATTCTGATCAGAACCTCTTGGCAATGCACTCGCTGACGCTGGTTCCCTCCGAAGCTGCCGCCTTACGGATCCTGTCAGCCACATCTGCCGGGAGACTGACGGAGAGGATGACGGTCTCAGTTTCGGACACAGGTCCGAATTCTGCCTCGTACTCGTCAGCATCCATTTCACGCTCTGCCCAGGCCAGAGCTTCCTTATAGCTCAGCGGAATGATGCCCTCCCCGCCGCGCCACGAATTCTGCCCGACAGTTTGGCTGTACTTTGTGCGAGGCCCACCCTCGCCAGCCAGGAAGTATTCGCCGGTGCGCTTCTTGTAGAGCGTCTCTTCATAATAGCCGAAGTCACGGGGGCCGTCTCCGTGGCTGGTGCTTTTGACTGGCTTGGCGGTGTCAGTGTTGTAGAGTTTGCCATTGATGATTTTCTTCATGTTATTCTTCCTCCAATGCGTTCTGCGCTTCAACCAATTCGTTGTAGATGTCCATGTACTCTTCCGGGGTCAGATCCTCAGGAACATCCCAGCCGTCCTCTGCCCGGAAATTCGCCAGATCGGTTCTGGCGGTTTCCAGACTCATGTAGGAGCCATCGTAGTCCATCTGATGCTCCCAGATGTCGCGGACAAACTCACGCTTTGTCACACTTGTCCACCACCTTTATCATGTCTTTGATGACGGTCATGATGACCGTGTGTTGCCGATCAATCGTCAGGCCGTCCCACTTGGCCTCTCCGTACACCTTGATGTAGGCAGCGATGACAGCTCCAACGATTTGACTTTGCGTATACTCCATTGTATCACGGCCTTTCCATAAAGTCAAGTCTCAGGTGAGCCGACCCTTGATGACGCTGTAGATGTAGATCGTGATGCCGTGCCGGGCTTTATACTCACGCAACTTTTCGGCGGCTTGGTACTTGTTGGTAGCGGTGACATGAGCGGTGTGGTCGGCGTAGTGCGGCTTGTGAGTGTCGTACCAGATTTCGTAGCTGGTGGTCTTCATAGCGATCCTCCTTTATCTGCCGGGGATTTTAGCCGCCCCGGCTCGGCTTTGAATGTCATTCGACCGTGATCTCGCTGGCCTTTTCGCCCCAGAAGCCCTTGGCCCACGCCTTGGTCAGCAAGACGATGTCAGTGGTGTGTTCGTAGCGGATGTCCACGTTGTACTCGTTTCCGTCCTCCATCTCCACCAGCATATAGTAGCCGCTGCCGTAGTAGTTGTCGGTCGTGGGCGGGAACAGGGTGACACGGCCCCGGCGCTTGAAGCCCTTGCTCTTCACGGTGAGGTTGGCTTCCAGTTTCATGATGATTCCTCCTTTTACATCTCGAAAATCATGTAGCCCTTGATGTGGGTGTAGCCCATGTACTCCAGGTCGTTCTGCACCTCATCGATGTCCGCGCCCTGACACTGGGCCAGGGCGATGACATCCTCCACGGTGGCGGTGACGGTGAGCGTCTTCTCATGCGTGATGCGCATCCCGTGCTTGCAGTAGGTCGTGGTCTGGATGATCTGGTACAGCATTGTTTTCCCTCCTATCACGCAATCTGCATCTGCTTAATGCCGTTGGTGTACTGCTCTGCCAGGCCCAGCATCTCGGCAACAGCTTCGACCATCCACGTGTGGTCAGAAACCAGCATCCCGGACTTGATGTCGATGTAGGTCTTGCTTCCCTTCAGGCGGTAGCCCTCCGCATTGCTGATCTCGTGGCCCTGCCAGGTGGCGCTGCTGATGTTGCCAGTCTTGTAGTAGGTGCATTCCAGCCCGCAGTAGGTGGCGTTGATGTAGAGGCGGTCGAAGTTCCCCTTCGTCCAGCGCTTGAAGCCCTTGGTCTCCAGTTCGGCGATGCGTTCCTCAGTCAGCATTGTTTCTTCCTCCTTCATCCGGGGTTCTCTCACCCGGTGTCTAAATACTATCATAGATTTTATATAAAGTCAATAGGAAAATAGAGTTTCTATAAAATAAATTTGCCCCGCAGCTTTTACGCCACGGGGCAGGGGCTGTTACTCTACATCGTCCTCATGAAAGACGGCATTGGCTTTCTGCATCTCCACTTCAGGCAGTCCAGCCACACTGGTCAGCAGAGACAGGATGCCAGCCAACACAGAGGCGCTGCCAACCATCAACCAATTGACCTCGCTGATGACCGCGCTCGTGCCGATTGTGGCAATAGCCGTCTGAGCAACGGTTTTCAGCGCACGTACACCAGCGGCTTTCCACCACAGTCTCCAGTCCATATCAGGCAATCCTCCCCTTCAGATCGCGAATGTCGTGTTCGGCCTCATCCAGACGGCCCTCCACTTTATACATCCGCTCTATCACGTTGTTGTGCTTGTCCACCTTGGCCTCAAGCTGCTGCATCCGATACTCAATCAGCACCCGCGATGCTTCAGCCGCTTTTTTCGTGGCCTGTGCGTTGCCAAGGTATGACAGGATCGCCACAATGATCGACCCTGCCAGCCCAATGAGGGCGATGACAATTTCGTTCATTCCCGAACCACCTCCGCGAGTGGATACGTTTGCCGGATACTCTGCACTTGACTCCATGTGAGATTGTGGAGCCTGACTGTGTAGAGCGTTTCCGGCTCATCAGCGTTTAGCGCCTCCCAGGTTTTAGGGCCGCACACACCGTCAGGTGTCAGCCCATGATCTGCCTGGAACGCTGTCACAGCGGCGATGGTTTTTGCACCATAGACACCGTCTACTATACCGCAGCTATAGCCGCGCTGATTCAGCGTCTCCTGTAGTTTTCGGACGAGATCGCCAGTGGAGCCTTTTCGTAGTGTCTGCAATGGCCTCGCCCCTTTCAGCTTCTCGTACTCTTCCTGCGTGTACAGGCCGTTCGGGATCGCGTAGTGCGTCCACGGCGGTCTGCCCGGAAGACTTGTCTCCTGCACATCCACAGAAGCCTCGATGACTTGTCCAGCCCCGATGTAGATGCCAGTGTGTTCCATCTTATTGCCAACTTGTCGGAACAGGATGCATGGAGCCTCCGGCATCTCTGAGATCGGACCACGCACCATCCAGTTCTTGGCTGTCTTCCACTGCGTTGTAGCACCGACCTTGGAGATTTTGATTCCAACTTGAGCCAGCACCCAGTATGTCAGCCCACGGCAGTCAAACATCCTTTTTCCGGCGAATCTGCATCCATCACAGGACGAGGATTTGCCTGTCAGCACCTGGCACTTGGATTTGATGGTAGGATGATTGGCATTGACTCTACGGCCACGGGCAGATGGAGTACAAAACTCCCCGATAGCCCCAAATACATACGGACTTCCAAGCTGCTCTTTAGCCAGCCTGATGATCTCCGAAGCCTTGGTATTCCACGATGCCCCGTAGTTGGCAGTCAGGACGCATCCCTGATAGTAGTGATCCAGTATCTGCTCATAGGTGTAGCCGTTCTGTCCAGCCCATCTCGCGCCAAGCTGACTCATGCCGACACCGTGACCAGATTTGGGATAAGTGTCCCACGGATCGTCTTTGGCGATCAGATACGCCCGTATGCCACCCCAGACTTCCTGAGAAGAATATGTGCGACCTCCATTGGAAGCCGTATAGACTGTATTTGCTGGTTTGCCAGCGTATGTGAGGATCATCCCCGATGTGGACATGGCGGCTTTGTACGGCACAGTATAGGTGTTAGGATCGCACCTATCGGCCCTATATGCCTGGGCTTTGGAGGAGGAGTCTGAGATAGGCTCCCCCTCCAGCACCCCACGGGCAACCGCGAATGTTCGCGCTGCAATTGCCTGTGCTTTGCAAGCCTCCATGCCACCCGATGCAAGCTCACTCGCCGTCACACCAGCCACGTAGTCCTCAAAATCGACCTGGACAGTGTCTCCGACTTTTACGCCGAAATAGTCAGCGTTTTCGGAGCGAGTGATTTGTACTTGTATCGTAGGCATGATTTACTCCTCCGCAGCTTCCTCCGGCTGTTCAGGTTCGGGTTCCGGCTGCACCTTGTGCGTCCAGACCTTGCGCTCCACCGCGCCCTGCTCGATGGTTCCCCATTCAAAGCATCGACCTCGAAGCAGTCCGCATTGGTAGCGGCAGAGGCACAGTACAGATGGTACTGGCGTTCCATGTCAGCCATAGCGCCGAACCGATTGTTGATGGGCTGAGTCTCGCCGTTCTTGATGGATTTCCGCTGTGCGTAATAGGTAGCCATGATTCAAGTCTCTATCCTTCTGCTGCATTTACTGATCCGGATTCGTCCCCATCGCAGTCTGCCTTTTTATTTCCTTGAAGTTAAACCTGTTAGAGGTCACCCCGCGAACGATGCTTGGTACAGAGTTAATCTTTTCTGTGGCGTCTATTGTCCAGAGTTCCAACTCAATTCCCTGCGCCTCGCAGAACGCATCAATGGACTCTTGATAGGTCGTGTATTTGTCAACATTGTAGTCGATGAAAACCCGGTTGAACGGGGACATCAACAATTTGACCGTCTTTTGTTTTTCCGAATTTAATTCAACGTTCAAGAGGAATCCAACTCGGAATTTCGGATAAACGCTCAGATACGCCTGTAAGACGAGTTCATTTGAGCTAATGAATGTGACGCGATCTTGCATTCCCATGTCAACGATTTTTTGCGCGACAGTTATGAGGTTTGCCCTTGCGGCTGATGTAAGGGCGCAGTCAATATACGGGAAAATCCCCGTGTCTCGACAGAAGTACAAAAACTCGTACAAAGTGGGGATTTTAGTTCCAGCGTATTCAGGCCCCGCACTAACGCCAAAGTCATATGTCTGAACTTGTGCGTAAGTAATGTCAGCAATGTTGATGGTCGTGGGAATCTCTGTGCCATCTGCGTTTCTTGCAGTGCGATTGATTGACGCATCATGCAACAAAACCGGAACACCATCAGATGTGAACCGCAGGTCGCTTTCTATGAAATCAAAGCCATTAGTAACTGCCGCACGAAATGCGTGAATAGTATTCTCCGGTGCGCCATCATGGCAAAATCCTCGATGCGCAATCCCTCGAATACCGATGTAGTCAAACGCATAAGACGGAACAGCGGCGCGGATGATGTTTGCGTCGATGTCGATCGTGGACAACCCATAGTTCGAATCCTCACCGTATACGATCTGCGCCTTGTGGTTGCCAAATGTGCGGTAGGAGATGCGGACAAACGCAGCCCCGGTCGGCGGGGCGAACGTGCGCGTATATAGCGTGTAGTCACCATCTTCTCCGACCGTGACAATGCTCCCGCTTGCGTAATCAAGTACAGCTTTTGATGTATCGTAAAAGATTGTCCGAATCCATGCCTGACCGGCGTTTGCTGTCAGCACCCACCACTTGAAGGTAAACTCTTCAATGCCGCTCGGTAATGAGATAAAATCGGAATATACTTCCAGATTTGATGCTGATTGACTACTTATCGCACCGCTTGTCGCAAGGTATCCGGGATTCTCTGTGGTAAGGCTGTAGGGATTGACCTTGCTGTATACAAACGCGCTTTTTAAGTCACGGATTTTATCTCCGGTTACCTTGGCATCCGCCGCCTTGCCGGACTGCGTCAGTGTCGTGTCGTTCTGCAAGAACGTGTACGTGCCAGGCAGTCCTGGCCACTGGATGGATTTCATCGGGATATCTGCCATACTCATTCACCGTCCTTTTCGTTGCTCACCGTCATTACGATGTTGCCCTCGCCATCATCTGTGCAGACAACGTTTCCATCCACCTCTACAGCGGATTTGCCGTTAGCCATACCCATGATGTACGATACGATATCAAATTCCATCAGCCCCACCCTCTCCAAACGCCGTTTTCGGCATCGTACAGATACAGAGTGGATGTATCCATCTCCATCAATTCGGAGCCGTTAGCGATGTCTTCGCCAATGGGCTTTGTGTCAGTAGACAGGCACACGCCCTTGCACCATGTCTGCGAGGGGCCGATCTGTCTCTGTTCCGTCATGGAAATAGTCAAGTTGCTCCCTCCTCTCACGAAGTGAAAGTGATGTTGCCGTCATGGTTCGCATCCTGCGCTCTGTAGCGCGGTTGCCAGTAATCCGTGTAACTGGCTGGGAATGTACTCACAGGGGCCAACATTACCTTTGCAGGATCCGCGACAGTGGTATTGATGCAGAACCGCAACCTCGTGCAATCAGCCGGCACTGTGACCCCCGCAGCGGACCACAGCCCGGTTGTACCACCAGCCATGTGAGTGCCATCCGTCTGGTAAAAAGCATAGGCTCCTACAGTCGTGCTTGGCCCCCATCCCGTTCCAGTCCAGTAACCGGCCCGGAGGGTTGTGCCGGGAGTAACAGGGATGAGCGCCGTGGTCACGTAGTTGTCTCCCGTATACAGCTTTCCGTCATCCCACTGCACCCGCACACCACTCAGATTGCTGACCTTGTTGTACAGATTCACAGTCCGCGAAACGACCGTACTGATCTCGTCCTCGTCAACCGTGAATTTCTGTTCGATCCAAGTGAGCCGCTCTCCGACCGTGACAGTCTGCCAACGTGCGCTGATCTCACTCCACTCCGCATCAGTGAGGATGGGCGCTACACAGCGTTTGAGGACATTCGCGTAGGTGCAGAAATCACCGACAAAGTATTTTGTCGCGCCTGTGGGGTCATACGGGGCCGCAAACACGGCTTCTGTGAGATTGCGTTCCCTCGTCAGCGACTGTCCGACAGTGACCTGGACCCAGTGCGCACTGTTCCACGCCTCACCGCCAGCCGGGATCGCCGTAGTGCATCTGTACAGCAGATTGTTGTAGGTGCAGTACTCGCCAATGCTGTAGCCAGTTGCCCGCGTTGGATTGTACGCCGCAGCGATGATGGCATATGTCACGAGCGGGTCTGACGGATCGACAGGGGACACGGTACTCCCAATCGGAGTTCCCCTCGCCTTGATGACATTTGCGGCAACCGCAGCGACAACAACTCGCCTGGTGGGTCCACCAGAACTGAGAGTGATCTCCGCAGTAACCGTAATCTTCATGACTTCATTGGCCTTGCTGTACGCCTCGTTCGGCAACAGGATATAGATTCTGTTCCCTGTATGCGTACCAGCAACTGTATGCATCGTGCCGTCTTCATGCAGACAGTAGCCAATTACACTTGTGACTCCGGCCTCATATGGAGAGCCGTTTCGGTAAATCTTAGCACCAATCAGATTGGCGCTGTTGTCCTGCCAGAACAACGTGTCCGGCACATACTTCAGTTGCAGAGGTTTCGTGAGTTCGACATCGAACCACCTCTCGAAGTACAGTGCTGTCTCACTCAATCCGCTCCCTCCTCTCCGACCGGGATGTCCATTTCCGCAGTGATTTCGTCTCCGCTCAATCGCACGGAGATATCATCCCGGTTTGTGATGATGGCCTCCAGTATGTCCGCTCCCCTGAAAATAGCTTTCAGGCTCCCATATATGAAGGTGATTTCCCGGATGTTGTCAGGCACGGAGAACAGACTGTACGCCTGACCCATGGTACATCCCCGCAGCCAGCACCACAGGCTCCCGTCTGCATAACCAGCTTGACAATCATCCAGTACCTCACCATTCGCAAGGATCAATTTGAATCTTCCCATTCGATAACCCCCTCCAGAATCTCCAGTTCTTCAGGCGTGATCGTGATGGTTTCCAGCATTGGCAGGGTGACAGGCGTGATATTGACATCAATCTCCATGTCTGCCATCTCCCGGAGAGCAGTCTCAACGGCGGTTGCATCTTCAGGCGTAGCGAACCGCACCGAGCCTCCCTGCTGCTCTACAATAGGATGCCTCTCAAACAGCTTCTGTTCCTGCTCCAGACGGAAATCAATCGCTGGCTGAAGCTGCTTCCTGATTTTGAACAGCTTGTAGCTTTGAGGGAGAGGAAGCTCCTGCTTGGAGAGCTTCTCAATCGCCTGGTGCAGTTTGATGACTTTCGCTTGTTTCATGATGCATACACCGTCCTTAACTTGAGAAATCGTGAGTATAGGTAGCCCCTGCAACTGTACAGGCATATCTATACATTCCTGATGTGCCAATCTGGCTTCTTGTCCATGATGCCATTGTGTTACCGGGCATCGAAAAGCTGAAAGACCGTAGGTTCTTCCAGGTGCCGTCCGAAAGCTGTATCCAGACATAGCCTGAGAAAGCACCGTTCGCCTTGGTGATGTTTGTTGTTGGCCTCGTTTCGGATGTAGTCGCAGAGGAGCCGTTCAGATCAATCTCCGCGCCGATGACCGCATCATGTCCTTGGCTGTAAATGCTTGACGCATCCACCGTGTAACGGGCAACACGGTTTGCACTCAGACTGTTCGTGTGTGAGACATAGACATACTTCTTGTAATCGCTTGTCCACACATCCGAATCCATATACAGAGCCAGCGACCGTGTGATAGCCGTGCCTCTGCCTGTGGTAGAGATGCTGGCAGTGTTTGTGTTGCTTGTGACGCTGGCTGACGGTGTTGTGGACCATGAGAATGTAGTTTCCAAGGACACATCATTCTGTCCGGCTATGCGCACACTGCTGGCATTCACCGTTTTCCTTGCACGTACAAGACCACTGGTTGAATTTTCGCGGATATACACTGTCATCTCGTTGGAGGATGACCATGTGCCGGAAGTAGTCATGAACAGGCCGACCGTCCGAGACAATTCATCTGTATTGCCGGAAGAGTCCGTTCTTCCGCTTGTGGAGATTGTCACCTTGTTATTATCATCTGTGCCTGTGGAATCGTCCCAAGCTGATGGTGTCAGCAAGACGGACGCTTTTCCAGCGTATGTTGCGTTGGTCACCAGACTGCTGGCATCTACCTCGTACCTTGCAACACGATTCGAATCCTGCGAGTCTGTCTGTGTCACATAGACATACTTCTTGTTGCCAGACCATGCGCTCGAATTCATGTACAGAGGCAACGTGCGCGTGACGGCTGTCGTGCGGCCTGTGGTAGAGATGCTGGCTGTGTTGGATGTAGATGTTACGCTTGCTGACGGGCTGTTTGTCCAAGTGAATGTGCTTTCCAGAGACACATCGTTCTGTCCGGCTGTGCGCATCTCAGTCCCGTCAACCGTGATTCGCATCCACTCTTGGCCTTGATCACTTTCGGTCCGCATCACCACAACCTTGGTATTGCTGGATGTACTCCAGCCGCCCTGCGTTAGACGCAAGTTCAGTTGCTTGGTCAACTCGTCAGCCGTACCGGACGCATCAGTACGATTTACAGTAGACACCTTAACCCAGCGGATTCGTCCAGGCAACGTTTGGGAGGCACTGAGCGGCTCCCACGAAGGGTCCGTGAGGCTAACAGATGCTTTGCCAACGTACCTTGCCGCCGCCACATCTGCCTGGTATTTCCGAGTGGCGGCTATGTCAAAAGTTGTCGTGGAATGAGTCGTGTCTGTGGTGGCAATCGGATCGGACAACGTGATGACGATTTTGCCATCATCACTGCCTGTACCCTCTGTAGCCTCAATCTTATGATAGTGATTCAGATTCAGTGGACTACTTGAGCTTGGGTCTTGCATCAGGGCGTTGCCTGAAATGAAGTAACTTGACACTCCCATTACTATGCCGCGAGGACCATACTCAGTGTTGCGATAATACAACTTACCGCTGGGAGATGCAACATACAGCCCCGAAAGCGCATACACTTTATCGCTTTGCAGATACCGCGCTTGCCCTTCCGTGACGGTTAGATTATCAATCTCAGCCTGTACTGCATTTAGCGCACCAACAGTGGCATAAGCACCAAGGTCAACGACATCAGCCTTAATTTTCACATATGTCTGTCCGCTTGTTGTTTGGGCATTTAGCTTTCCGACCACGATGCCAGCGGTGAGATTGCCTGAGTCATAGACACCGTATTCTGTGCCGTCCCTATACAGCGCAAGCCCAGTTCCGTTGATGACTCTCACGGTTTTTGTAGAGCCGCTTGTCACGACCGTAAACTCGCCGCATACAGCAGAGATGTTGTCCCGGTTCATGTACAGGGCAGTTCCCGTGAAATTGTCAACCCAAGTGTCGAGGCCCAGAATGGATATCTGATGGGAGTTAAGCAGCGTTGCGACCGACTGGTACGTGGAATTCATGTTGACTTCCAAGATCGCACCGTCTCTAAGACGGAAATGATCGCCAGCCGAGTCGTGTACTATATCGTACATACCGCTGACAGTGACGATTTTGTCCTGTTGCTGGTACAAATCCGTACCTTGAAATGTCTCCACCCACACAGACAACTCGCTGGTCTTCTTCTCCTGCTGGGCAATGGCACGGCCTGTCCCGTACTGCCTCCGAGCCAGCGCAGGGAGAGGCTCCCGCTTCTCGTTGCCTGTGCTGTTTACGGTGGCCGTCGCAGCCCCGTTCCAGTGGATCGTCTGACTGTAGACAGGCATCGGATACGATGTGCCACCCTGTTGCATGGTGATGACATCGCCAGCTTGGATGGACATATCATCGAGCAGTTCGGCACTGCCAGGGTGAAACACTGGCGCGGAGGCAAGCCGCTCGTAGATAGCCTGTATGTTATCCTGTACCGCCACTTGTGTCATCACCTCTTCAGCCAAGGGTTGCCTTGGATCATGTACTCATTGCCGGAAGTCCCGACAACCGTCTCAGTCGTGCTATCTGCATTGCGAACGTGCAGACTCGTGATTTGCGGAACACCGTACCAGTACGGGCTGTATTCCGTGTAGTTGCTCTCACCGTATGTGCCGGAAGATGTCGTTTGCAACCAGACAAGCTCAAGCAGACCTTCCCGATTGAACCGCGCATTGGAACAGGCCAGCTCCGCGATCTGCCCGACTACCTCCCGCATTGTTGCAGTGGAGAAGCTATCAGGCCAAGATGCTATTGTGGCATCGTGATTCAAGAAGGTGTAACTCGCAGCCGTTACGCCCACCTTGTTGCACAGTGCCTGTAGCATCGTGTCCGCTCTGAGGGGATAGGTTGTGATGCCGAGGTCACCCGCAGACGGCATATCTTCGTCAAACAGCGTCATCCTGTCGTTGGCATCAATGGCAATTTCCTTGATGTCCACAATGGCAGGACGAGGAGCAATAAACACGCCCAGCTTGATGTACGTGTATGTCTCCAGACGGTAGTTGTACTGCACCGTAAAGGTGCTGTTGCTACTGTCGATCGTGATGTCCGGCCTCGTGCCGGAGACTGTCGTGTCGTTTGTAGTGCTTCCCGTCAGTACGCCCAGATAGGCCGTAAACGTACCAAATTCGAAGTCACTGTAGTAGCCGTCATCGTTGAAGACCGTGAAGCTGATCTCTGAAGACGGGGTGAGGCCAATGGTCAGATCCGTCTCAGAGCAGAATATCTCGTGGAAATCCACACCGACTTCCATGTCGATGTCCTCATTACTGATGATGCGATTGGCAAACTGGAAAACCATCCGCTGTGGCTTTCCAGCCGCGATTGCTCCATTAAATTCCGCAGGAACTGTAACCATGATCTCACCCCTTTCTTTCAGTACTCAATGACACTGAATTTCAACGTTCCGATTGGCTCATCACCCGGAACAGCGCTTACGACTTCCCAGCTTCGGTCACCCACATAGGCATCCATTGTCCGAGGAGCGCCGACAGCAGGGTCGAAGTACGTGAATTGGAATTTATCCGATCTCACCAGTTCGCAGATGCGAGTGATGAGGCTCCACGGGATGTTGTGCCACTCGAATTTGAGCGGATGCTTGGTAGCCACCATGTGACGATGCAGGAGGCCTGTCGCGTCACGCTTGCCCAGCGTATCCAGATCAGACTCCGCACCCGTGAAAACCGTGGGATCGGGTAGGGCCGTGTCCCCTACCCGGAATCCCATGGCATAGCGGAGGCTTGGATATTGGTCTTTGAGTACACCCATCTCTTACACCCCCTCTGCTCTCAGACGCATCTCTTCGGACCTCTTGTTGACTCTGCCCAGTTCTGAGGACGGGGTCAGCGTGACCTTGCCGGACTTAGCGGCGATGATCCGCAGATAGGCGTTCTGCTGACGGAGCAGCTCGTTTTGTTCGGCCTGACCCTCTGCAACACCGCCAGCAACACCGGCCACAATCTGGTCGTTGTTCATCACTGTGGACTTGTGACCGATAGTGCCGACCAGTTCAGGTCCAGCCTCACGGGCAACGAAGACCTCGCCTGTAGCCACCTGACCGCCCTCAGCCATCTTCGCGATTGGCTTGTATCCTGGGATTGTCGGGAATGTCACGCTTGCGGAAATGCTGACGCTTGTGCCATCCAGACGCTTGAGCGCTCCCTCTACAGTCTTTACAGATTCGTCTGCTGTAGTCGCAAGACCAGTGAGAGCCTCTTCGGCCGGGGTTACATCAGGAACCGGCACTTTCTCGTCAGGCTTAAACAGGGATTCCCAAATCTTGCGGAATCCAGTTTCTTCATCGCCCTTCAAGCCAAGTTTGTTGACAATCTGGTCGATAAAGTTTTCATCAAACATATCGGCAATGTCAACAATACCTGAGTTAAAGGCCTGTTCAAGGACTTTATAGCTATCATTATCCATGTTGTGTTCCAACAAAGATAACAGATAAGCTGTCATTGCATCTTGTGCTTCTTTTTCTGAAGCTGTACCCTTTGTGTAGGCACGAATACCGCTCTTTAGATTCAGCTTTCCTTCTGCGTTCCAATCGTTAATGGGGGCCGTCTCCGTTCCATATAAACCTTTATTGAGATACAGATTCATAACTTCATTCCGAAGGGTTTCTCTAAACGGCGCGATGTCACTCTCAAACAACGCACGGGCAATGTTATGCCCGTTTATAACATCCCAAGCATAGCTATTTTCAGTTGGGTTTTCAAGAGTGCCACCTTTTCCGAACAGCTTTTCAGAAAGTTCAACATATTTTTGCATTGTTGCCGGATCAACTTCCTCACCCGGATGAGCAAGTTGCCAATTCTGAATCATGGCATCCAACGCTGCATAATCACTCATCATTGACGCGAAGAAGTCATCTTCGTCTTGGATGTACTTCTGCAAGAAAGTATTAGATGTTTCACCAAACTGAGTAACAGTTG